CTGGATATAATAACAATGAATGAATCAGAAAAGACAAGATTTACTTTAGAAGCTGTAATTTTTGAGAAGGCCAGAATTAAGAACATAGAAGATAAAATTAAAAGGCTTCGATATAAGCTATCTGTTCAAAGTAATAAAAAAGAATTCCCACAGATAAAGAAACAGATTGAGCAATTAAAAAGTGAGATATAATATGATGAACTTTGATGAAACAAAAATAAGAGTACTTGATGCTGAAGATGATGATGAACTTTGTGATTATGCAGCAGAACAAATTAGAGCATATCTAAAAACATTTGGTCAATTACCAAAAGATAAGCAAGTGTTTACTCATCCAAATACTGATTGTTATTATATCCATATTGATATAATTGATCCAATAGAAAATATGATTTCTTGCTTTATAGATTTTAGCGCATCTTAACATGATCCAATTATATCCATATCAAGAGCAGTTAGTTACTAATCTTAGACAATCATTCATCAATGGTAATAAAAGAGTAGTGCTAACTGCACCTACTGGTGCTGGTAAAACGGTTATGTTTAGCTACATGATAGCCCAGCACATCAAGAAAGGTGGTAAGGTGCTTGTATTAACAGACAGAAAGAAACTACTGCATCAAGCTACATCATCATTCCATCATTTTGGAATTGAGCCACAGCATATTACAGCAGATACTAAGGAGATAACCAACAGCAATTGTACCGTAGCAATGGTAGAAACGCTATACAGAAGGAGAGAGGCTTACAAGGCTTTTATTGAATCTTGTACAATGATCGTAATAGATGAGGCACATAAAACGTGCTTTGAGAAGCTATTTGAGTATTTCAATCCTAATACATTTATCATTGGTGCTACTGCTACACCATTTAGAACTGGTCAACAATCTTCAATGGATGTATATTACCAAGATATCATCCAAGATATAGATACAATTGATTTACTAAAAATTGGTAAGCTATCTAAGTGCAGAACATTTGGTATAGATGTACCATTAGATAATGTAAAAAAGACTGCTGGAGATTACAATGGTAAATCTTTAGGTCAGATGTATGATGAGAATAGAATATATGATGGAGTAGCTGAGAATTATATTAAGCATTCTAATAATACTAAGGCCATCTGCTTTGCATCAAGTATACAATCTGCTGAGAGGTTATATCATGAGTTGATGCAAAAGGGCCTACAATGCTATCTAATCCATTCTAATAAGCCAGATAAAGTAAATGATGGGATATTAGAATACTTTGGTAAATGCAAGCCTAATGAAACTAATATACTGATCAATGTAGGAATATTAACTGCTGGATATGACTGCCCAGATATTCAGACCGTTATTCTATACAGAGCCACAACATCTTTACCTCTTTTCCTACAGATGGTTGGAAGGGGATCAAGAATTACTACTAACAAAGAATCATTCATCTTACTTGATTTTGGTAACAATATTAAACGCCATAACTTTTGGGAATCACCAAGAATTTGGGATTTAAAGAAGAAGAGGAAAGCAAAAGGTGTTGCACCAATAAAGGAATGTCCAATGTGCGAATCATTTCTACCAGCATCAGCTAAAGAATGTGGTTATTGTGGACATGAGTTTAAGGAAACACCAGAAGAAAAGTTAACTAAAAAGATAGCTGAGTTAAAAGAGTTATCAAGAAATGATATTTTAGATCAAGACTTAAAAGATAAGGTATTACTATGTAAAGCAAAGGTAATATCTCCATTTTGGGTTTTACACAATCTAAAGGATATTGAAGAAGCCAGAATTTTTTGTAATTTAATGGGGTATAAAAAAGGTTTTGAATATGCAAACAAAAATAGATTCAAAGTTTTCAAGTAGTGAAGATAGAATCCAAGCATCATGTTATACATGGTTTCACAATACATTTCCAGATTACAGAGGATTGCTTTGCTATAATCTTAATAATTCTGCTAATGCTATACAAGGCAATAAGAATAAAGCAATGGGAGTACAGCCTGGAAGGGCTGATTTTACCTTTTACTTTAAGGGTAGAGCATTCTTTATTGAGATGAAAACACCAAAGGGAAAACAACAAGAAATACAGAAGAAATGGATGCTGAATATGCTACATAATGGCTTTGAATATCACATCATTAGAACAAAAGAAGATTTTAAAACACTAATAAACAATATTACCAATGCTTAAAAATTTATTAACCCTTACAGATTTTATGAACAATAAGGGTGGAGTTACCGTAAAAAGAGGTGAGTATATCTATGGAGATTATATATTTATCTTAGAAAATCAGAATGATGTACCATTCTTTGAAACTTGGAACTACTATGTGGCTGTTATACAAAGCTACTTAACAGAAGATACTAAGTATATAAGAAAGGTAGATATACAAAGAAACAGATTAGAATTAATATTATCACAAAATAAGTAGAAATGGCAAACATTAAATTTTTTAGAAAAGGAAATTATGTAGTAATTGAAGATTCAGTTACTGGTTTATATCATGAAGAACACGCATCTAACGTATATGTTAAAAAGAAATTAGCAGCAGATACTTCATATTATATTACATTAGGTAGTCAAGTGCAGTATAATGTACAGCCAATTGCAGAAATTCAAGATGAAGCTGGATCAGTTTATTCTCAAGCAGCTTTCGAGAGGCTATATCAAGAATGTACTGGCCAAGAGTTAACAGATGTATCTACAGCATCATCTAAGGCTTCTGTAACTGCATCTAATTCATCTCAGCAATTAGTAGCAGCGAATCCAGATAGAAAGGGTGTATGGATTTCAAATTTATCTGATAAGAAAGCATATATCTCATTTGGAAGTGGTGATGCTACTGAAGCAGATGATTCTTTAATTATTGCTGATGCATCAGCTTATATTGCTACTACTGAAGAGATCAGAGTAATAGCAGAATCTGGAGTAGCTGGTAAGATTGTAGCAAGAGAACTATTATAATATGATTAAGGGAGATAATATTTTAAACGTAGGTACTCCAGCTGGTGGTGGAATTAGCATTATTGCTAATGATCCAGTTACTTCTGGTGGTGGTGGTGGTGGAGATTCTCCTCCTATTACAGAAGAATTACAATTGTATATCAATCCAGATGCTGATGTTTATTCTGATACTGGTACTACATTGGCAGTTGATGGAGATAGTATTAGACAAGTTAACGATCAAAGTGGTAATAGTAATACATTAGAACAAGCTACTGCATCTAGCCAATATTTATATGCTACTGATGCTTTAGGGACTGGTAATTCAGCATTTCATATACTTGCATATGCAGATCATATGGATTTTGCTAGTACGCTAAGTATTGCTGGGCCAGATTCATCATTAACTTTTTATTGCGTATATTATAAAACCAATTCTAGTTCTATAAGTTATCTTTTTGGAACTACTGATGGTAACTTTAATAGGATACTTGAATACAATAACTTTAGATTATATTTTCAAGATGATACTGGCGTTACTCATTTTGCTACTATTACAAATACTTCTGATTTAGCAATAAGAACCTTTACATTAGATACTGCTACCGATACTATTGCTGTATATGAAAATGGTAGCCTAATAGATAGCTCGACATCAGCTAAAACTTGGGGAGATTTTAACTTTGATAGTTTTTGGGGTGCAGGTTTTATAGGGTATGTTGGTAATGTTCTTTTATACTCAGATTTACACGATGCTACACAAGTGGCAGAGGTTTCTGATTGGTTAAATACTAAATATTCAATTTATTAATATGAAAGCAATATTATTTACACAAGAAGATACAGCTGGATTCAATGAATTACAAGAAAGGATTCATCTCCACATGATTTCTAAAATAGGAGTTGATGATTTCAAATATTCAGGAAGTTGCTGGGCAGATGCTGCAACAGCTTACGTTTATGAAGATCAGCTTTGTATGCCAGTTAATGAGTATGAGCCAGTTAGATATAATTACATATTGGAAGTATTAACACAACAAGAAAAAGATTCAATCGTAGATGTACCCATCAGTGACGAAAATATTGAGTAAAACTAAGGATAAGAAAGGCTTAGAATCTTGGAGAGCATCAGTTGGTGAGGCTGAAGCTGATAGGATTATACAAGAAGCATTCAAGAGAGGTAGATTATTAGATGAAAACGTACAATTATACGCAGATCAAAACCAATCTAATAATCCTCTTTTGGATGACTTCTTAGAGCCTTACACTATCAAAAGCACAGAACAGCAAGTAGTATCTGAAAAATACTGCTATGAGGGCCGTTATGATGCTATACTGGTTAGAAATGGTATTACCTACATCAATGACTTTAAAACGGCATCAAAGCCAAAGAAATTAGAGTACATTGAAGATTATAAGTTACAGATTGGGGCTTACTATGGGGCCTTACTTGAGCAAGGAATAATGATTGATAGAGGGATTATTGCTATATTTACTGATAAAAGCTATCAAGAATTTATATTTTTAGGGGCTGAAATGAGGCAATTTTATAAAAGGTTCCTAAACAGATTGAAGGAATATTACGTATTAGTAAATATTGAAAATGGGAAACAGAACTGAACATCATAAAAAAGCAATATTAGAAGCATTGGAGAAAACGCTTGGTGTTGTTACTAAGGCTTGTAAATTAGCAAAGGTTGGAAGGACCCAGTATTATACCTGGCTAAAGGAAGATGAAGAGTTTGCCAAGCAAGTGCAAGAGATTGACAATGTTGCATTGGATTTTGCTGAATCATCCTTGCATGAGCAGATAAAAGATAAGGTTCCAACATCCACAATCTTCTACTTAAAAACAAAGGGTAGAAAGAGAGGATATATAGAAACTAAAGATATTACCAATAATGGTGGATCATTTACTAATCCATTTGAAGGACTTACTTTAGACCAGCTGGAGAAATTATCAAAATTGAATGATGATGATACATCTGAAGATATTGATTAATGCTATAACTACTAATAAACCAGCTTTAATGATGGCAATACTTAAAGGAAAAGAGTATTATCATAGACCTTTCTCTGTCTATTTAGCAATTATAATTTTACAAATAAGAAAGAAATTTTAGTTTTTTATTAAGTTTTATTTGTTATTCTCGTTTACTTGTTATATATTTGATTCATAAAAGGACAAGTAAAACTAGAAATTATGACAACTTTATACATCGACAAAGAAAACTTAATGATTGAATACGTTGCCACTTCAAGAGGTGGACTTAACGGAGCAGAGGTTACAAGAGAAAGAGCATCTATAAAAAAAGATGTTTCTGCTTATGGTTTAGAAGATTCAATAAACCACTTCACACAAGTTTACAAAGCTAAAGAGGTTGTTTTTTGCGACTTAAAATAAAATAAACAAGGGGCTACGGCCCCTTTAAAAACAATAGGACTTATGGAACAATGGATAGTATTTAGCAATGGAGTAAGAGGTATTATGAAAGGAATGGTTGTATATGCTGATAGCATGGATGATGCAAAGCATAAAGCCAATATACTAAAGCCAGTTAGCTGGGATGATTTGAACATAATGTGCAGATTTGTTAAGGATGAAACTAATCCTTTTAAATCAAAGATATTCCAAGTGATTAGAAAGGATGATGGATCAGAATCAATCCTTAATCAAGACTTATTAAGTATAGAAAATTATGAGTATCTTTCATTCGTTGGATGATGAACTTAGAAATTATATATCAATACCTAATTGATTCTGGAACTTATGAGATTGAGTTTTTGGATTATGATGGTAATAAGCAGACCAGAATATTTGAATACTGGAGGGTATGGAAGGAAGGGGAGAATACTGAAATCTCCCTTTTTAAATCTGATTGTGCAGAGTATAATATATAGGTAGAAACA